ATCCCATTCAATTGGAGCAACGATCTTTCCCAAATCTGCATGTCTCACGAAATTACGCTTCAAAAACGTTATCTCAGAGATCGGTATGTAAGGAACAGACATTGCATCCTTTGTTGCCATAGTATAGCCAATATCAAGTTTTTCAAATTCTGCTTGACATGACGTATGGTTGTACCAACGACAACAGTGGCGTACAGACATTGCATTATCATCACCATAAGTTCCCACACTCACATTTTCTGCAAAAGGTTCTCGAATAGAAGGCATCATGGAGTAATACACATAACGCATCATAAGAGAATTGCAAATACTGTTAAGTTGGACAGTGATAAGGTTCCCCGAGGGGTTCCCGTTCGCAAATCGGTACAAGTCACCATCAAACAAAATGTTAGGGTGAATAATGTCAGACAAGGCACCACGCAATAACTGGAGCTCATCTTCAGTGCAACCAGCAAGTTGATACCAAGATACCATAATTGCTGCCGCACCACTTGTGATTTGAGCTGCCATGCGGGTATCGAAACCAGAAAAATCACCGGCGATCATGCGTGTCGTACTAAAACGAGTTAAATAAGTATGAAATTCATCCCATTCTTTCGAAGTGGGATTTATTCCAACCAAACACTCAGTTTGCGCCCAAAAGCGCCGCATAAAGCGGGGAATACCTGCTAAAACTTTTCGTGAAGCCACAAAGTTTGCAAAACTGCTACCATAAAATTTTCGCACTTTCTCAAGCGCTTTCTTATGTGGCAACAATTCATTAACTTTGCTACTGGCTTTGTAAATTGTTTCTGAACGAGAACCTTCACGCCAAGCCTTTTCTGTCCTATCAATTTCAGATTGGATATCAAAGGTATCGTTAAATTCTCGGGGAACCTTCACTAAAGCTTCATCCATTGGATCCCTCACCAAACATTGTTTCTTCGACTTGTTAATCGGGAAACCGGCTGATGTATCATTGGGAAGACCACCTAAACCAAACTCACCAATACCATCCATAG